AGCCAATGCCACGTCTGTTTGCCCGGTATCGCATGGGTCAGCACGCGGCCACCGAGGTATTTCTGCACATAACTGACTGCGGCTTTTCCTTTCAACTGACCGCTTGCCAAGCCTCTGTCTTTGAGAGCCTTGCGTGCCAGCAATTCAAGCTCGGCACGGGTGTAGAATTTTGTTTTGTCCATTGAGTTTGCCACCGTGTGTGCAATGTCGACCTCATCAATCTGTTTTTCTGTGTCAAAGTCCACGATGTTCCAGAAGCCGGTGTCAAAATTGAAATACGCCGCATGACTCTCAGGCTCTCTTGCGTTCCGTGCCTCATAGAACAGCGTCACGTTCGGCTTATCACCGAGTAACTTAATGCCCGAATCGAACCACCCGGCGAACACACTGCCCCCACGAGCTGACATGAAACTCATGTCGTCCTGTCGATCCTTGCCGGTATGATGAGCAATGATGAAGCACACGTTGTGCAACTCAATGAGTCGATCCACTCGACCCAGTAGCTTATGAATGTCCGCGTTGGAGTTCTCCTCACCATCAAAGAAGTTAATAAAGGGATCCAACATCACAATGTCGGGTTGATGAAAGGCGATTTCTTCACTGACCATGTCAATGTCGCTGTCTTTCAGTAGGTTTTTACGCAAGCGCCCACTGACAATGAGGTTCTCGCCCAACGACTCAAGGTATTCGGGTTGTGTTTCATAAGGCGTGAGGTACAAATTCACTCGTTCTGCAATGTAGGCTTCAATGATTTCTGCTTGTAGCCACATCACCCTTAATGGTCTGGGGAAAGACTTACCCATAAATTCGGTACCCGTTGATGCTGCTGTCGCGAACGCGCCCAGCCAATGCGACTTACCAATCTTGGGTTTACCGATCATTAACACTCTGGCTTGTTGAAAGATAAACTTATCCCCCCAATATTCAATCGGTGTTTCAATGTCCAGTGCGCTAAAGTCCTTCCATGGCATCAACCCCAGAGGACCTCGTTCGGGTTTCTCTTCTGCCAGGTTCTCAATCGGGTCTTCCTGTTCGAGAATTTCTTTTTGTTCGTCCTCAAGATGCACTTCCCACTTGCTCGTTTCCCATCTGAGCATGCCCATCTCTACATCTTCGGGATGTCTTTTTATGTGTCCATTGACAATAGACATTGTGGTTGTGGTCACCTCCATGGGTGACATCGGCGGGATATTGGTTTGATTCCAATCCTGGGCTTTAATTAATATGTCTCGTTGACCCCATCCTTCCTTGATCCACTTCCCGACCAGTCGCGCCAGCTTGTCATTGCGGGTGCCAATATCGGTGCCGACATCATCGAGTCTATCGACGATAATACTTTCAACCTTGCCTATATTATTGAACTCTCCGATCTTATGCAAATCCCCCTGTTGCAGGCACAGGGCAAGTCATCCATGGAGCCGACCGGGATGTGGCTGTTGTTGATAAAAAAATAGTCATGGGAGGGACACATCATCACATAACCTCCGACTCCGCGCACATCAAGTTTGTTGGTGCCAGCTGAGTTACGAATCTCAAGGTTGGGATTTACACTATAAAAGAAATGCATCCCGCCTCTCGGAGTAGTCTGGCGTAATTGCGTATTGGTTATGTGTCCGTTGCTGACAAACTCCACCGCCTCTTCCGAGTCGGCATCGAGAACCACGAAATTAATGCCAGTCAAAGCTGCCCAGTTGGAACGCGGAAACTTTCTCAGCCACGCTTCCATCTCCTCACGGGTAGGTTGAGCGCGTTGATAAGGCTCCCATTTCACTCTCGGCGCTTTAGCCCAGCGTGATTTTATCTCTTCTTCGGTATCAAACGTGTGGCGTTTGCGGAAATATTCAGGGATGTATTCGTCTTTTGAACCGCAGGGAATCAGGTGTAACCCATTTTCCCAGTAGCTTTCAAGCATTTCATCTTTAACTTCCTGACTGATGTCCACCCACGTCTGATTCGTGTTTAGAATCAAACTCATGAATGAACGTCCTAGGCAACTTGAGCTTTATCATTTTTAGGCCTGACTGCGCGGTCGCTGTCGCCCTCATAGATGGTTCCATAAATGGATTCCCATGTAAGCAACCCATGTGAGGTTCGCATTAAGCGTTTTGCTTGCTTGATCCTGGGGACTCGGTTATGATATCTCCATGCCTTGACGGTGGATTCTGAGGCCCTTGCGTTTTCAGCAACGACCGAAACCCCGACGTCCTGGATATACTCGGACAGGGTTACTCTTATTGTCATCAGATTTTTCTCCCAAATGTAATTAAATAGTTTGTATTTAGAATAATAAAGGCTTGACAAACAAATTGCAAGTGTTTATCGTTAAGGGGTAGTTAAGTTTAGAAGAAACTGAGTAAGAATAATTCTTTGGGAGAAGAATCATGGAAAATCTTGAAACGCTACGGTCGGAGCGTCAAAAATTGCTGACCCTAAAATCGGAGACTGAACAACAAATCAAATGGGTGAACAAAGAAATTCTGCAGCACCCTGATCTGGGCATAGACATCGAAACCCTACAGAACAAGGGCGGTTCGTCAAACCACAACGGTCTTCACATATCATTCAGCCGTTCCATCAGCTGGGATCAGGATTACCTGGCCAGCATCAAGGGACAGATACCATCCAACGACTGGCCATTTGAAACCAAAGAAGTCTTAGGGCTTCGCGGTTTCCAGAATTTTGCCATGGAAGCCCCCGCCTTGGCGGAGGTTATCCAGAAAGGCGCAATCACCAAAGTCACCAAGACACCACAGTTTGTGGAAAAGGAGGTGTCCAATGACTCTAATGGATAACATCAACAAACAGACTGCGTATACAAAAGTGAGAATGAATGTTACCGGAACAGACGGCATCGGCAAAAGCACCTTTGCTGCCGGCGCCCCCGATCCCATTTTCATCTGCGCCGAGGATGGCTTGCGCTACATCAGCGTTGACCACTTCCCGGTTTGCGAAACCTACAACGACATGGTGCAACAGGTCAAGGAGCTGGCTAATCAAGACCACGATTATAAAACCGTAGTCCTTGACACCACCGATGCGGCTGAACGGCTGTGCCAGGAACAGGTCAAGGAAACGCACAACATCAAGACCATTGAAGCCTTGGGCTATGGCAAAGGGTTCACCGAGAGTTACGAGCTCTTCTGCCATATATTAAGAGGCCTTGAAGCGCTGTCGGTAGCCAAACAAATGCATGTGATCCTGTTATCACATGTGCAAATCAGAACTTTTTCCGACCCAGAGCACGAGCCATACGATCGTTACGAACTCAATACCCATAAGAAAGTAGCGAGTTACATACGTGCCTGGGTCGACTTCAACCTATTCGCTAACCACGAATTTACCACCGTTAAGTCTGGTCAAGGCTTCAACGAGAAGCATCGTGGCAAAACATTTAGCGACAATCGCTATCTCTTCACGCAACGGACAGCCGCGTTTGACGCCAAGTCAAGGCTCCAGTTGCCTCCGAGAATAGATCTTGCATGGCCTACCTTCAGAGCTGCATGTAAAACAGTTGTGAAAAAGATTGAGGATGCAAGCAAACCAGTAGTAAATAAAAATCAACCAACCAAACAAGGAGGACAGCATGTCTAATGATTTTGATTTCAACATCGACCTCAATGCCATTGAGGAACCGGATAATGACTTTTCTCCCATTGAAGAAGGCACCTATGAATTGGCGGCTGAAGAGTGGGAACAGAAAGTATCCAAAAACAACAACACTTATCTTAAGGTAAAATACCGGGTGTTGGGTCCCAACTACGCCAATCGCGTGCTGTGGGAAAACTTCACCATTACCGGTGCCAATCCAGCCGTCGCCATCAGGCGTCTCAAGGAATGGATTGTCGCCGTAGGCCAAGAGCCTGGAGTTCTCAGCGCCGAGCGTATGCCAGGGCTGATGAACCAGTCGTTCTTTGCCAAGGTGGGGATTGAAGAATCCAAGGACTACGATCCACAAAACAAGATCGTGTCTTTTCTGCAGCCTAAAAACACCGTTACGGTGACGCCACAGAAAACCCAACCCCAGGCAACACCAACCCAATCCGTGCCCACTGCTACGGGCGCGTCAATTTTAACTGATTGGGACTGATTGATCGCCTCCGATCACGAGTTTAAGGCTTCTCGTTTATCAAAAAGCCGGACTGCATTATAATTCATAGAATCAGGAGCGATCATGAGCAAAAAGAAAGACGCCGTTGTTGAAGGCATTGAAACCGCAGAGGTCATCGTCAGTGATTTATATGACATGATCGAGGAATGGAAAAAGCGCGGCATCTCCGAGGACAACATCACCAAAGTCCTAATATTTCTGTTGCCAGAGGTGGTTCTCAACACTGCTCCCAACCAAAAAACCGCCTATCGTTTGCTGGATCTGGCTTTCTCCCGGATCGGCTCGATGTTAAATGGCGAAGACCCGGACGAAAGCGAGAGCATCCACTGATGCAATTACGCTATTACCAGGAAGAATCATTAGCAGCCTTGTTGGATTACTTCCAGACCAAGCCCATAGACAGCAATCCCTTACTGGTATTGCCAACCGCTGCCGGCAAAACCATTGTATTTTCCCACCTTATTAAAGAGCTGAACGGGAACGACCGGAGGTTCATGATCCTGGCACACCGCCAAGAGCTGGTTTCACAAGCCAAAGACAAGCTGCTCAACGTCTGGCCTGATGCACCCGTCGGCATTCTGGCAGCCTCGCTCAAGAGTTATGACACTGAGGCGCCAGTATTGATAGCATCCAGGGACACTCTGGCGTCATCTAAGCGTTTGGATGCAGTTCCGGGAGTAGACTACATCATTGTAGATGAAGCGCACCATATCGCGCCTATAAAGACCACACGCTACCGAAAAGTGCTGGATGCAATGCGCGAGAAAAAGCCGTGCCGGATCGTTGGCGTCACCGCTACGCCCTACCGCATGGGTCAAGGTTATATTTATGGCGACAAGCTGGATCATTTTTTCAAGGACATCGCCTACCAGATTTCAATACCGCAACTGGTGCAGGACGGCTATCTATCTCGGCTGTCGGCATTCGCGGTAAAGAGCCAAGCGGTAATCGACACCAAGGACGTGCGACTCAAGTTCAAAGGCGGCGATTACCGTGAGGGCGATCTGGAAAAAGTTGTCCTAAGCGAACCCCTGATCATGGAAATTTTCAATGACTGGATGGACAAGGCCTACTTAAAGGGTAGGTCGGCTACGGTATTCTTCTGCGTGTCGGTGCTCCATGCCGAGAAAATGTGTTTGTTTCTGCAACAGCAGGGCATCAAGGCTGAAGTAGTTACCGGCGACACCCCAACCAAAGATCGTGAGCGCATATTAAAAGAATTTGATAGTGGCGTTATCCATGCCCTGTGCAATGTGGGAGTATTGACGGAGGGCTGGGATGCGCCACGCACTGATTGCCTGGCACTGTTGCGACCCACGCAAAGTCTGGGGCTCTATGTCCAGATGTGTGGACGTGGCATGCGCCCCTATCCTGACAAGGAAAACTGCCTGATGCTGGACTATGGAGAGAACATGGTCCGTCATGGCTGTCTTGATGAAGCAGTGCCACAGGACGAGCGCGTGGATGCNAAGATCAANGTCTGTGAGCTCTGCTTTGGCGTCAGCCCCANGTCATTCAAGGAGTGCCGTGANTGCGGTGAGCCTTTCCCGGAACCACAATCGTTTTATTTTCAGCCGGGAAAAAACGCGCCCAGCCTGGCAAAACAGGGGACTGCCAGTGCTGGGTTCGTGCTTTCTGATGAGAAACAGGGCCAGAACAAAGAAAAAATATCCAATGTGCGCCGTATTTCAGCTCACCCCACCACCTCCAAGAACGGCAACTTCTATTGCAAGGTGATCTTTGAGTGTGAAAACCTGTTTGAAAGCTATCAGTTGCCACTGATGTTTGAGCATCCGAAAGTGAATCGGTTCGCTAAAAGCCGATGGAAACAAATTACCCTCGACCTGTTTGCACCAAGCACCGTCAAGCAAGCAGTCGAGTTGATCAACACCCATGGTGCCTTTGACCATATTGATGGCATCATGACCCAAAAAGAAGGCAAGTATGACAACATCAAGGTGATGTATTCAGGAGAAAGGAGGATTAAGTTATGAACGAAGAAAAAATAATAAAGTTTTTAAAAAACAACCACGACGTGTGGAAAAGAGTTGCGACTATGTATTATGTTTTACAAAGAAAAAAGCTAAAAGAATTAGAGAAAGAACTAGGAGAAGAAAACTTTTTGTCTTGGTATTCATCAAGACTACTAGCCGAAACTTGGAGAATCAACAATCAAAAATCGGAGGATTAAGTTATGACTTTAGTAGATGAGTTTGATGAATTAGAAGTGTATGGACAACGAAGGCGCCAACATCTTGGCATGAGTGTAATCGGCGGTGATCCGCGCAAGCTGTGGCTTGAGTTCCGTTGGTCGTTTCCGCTGTTTGAGAACGGTCGCATCCTACGCCTGTTCGATCTGGGCAACCGCATTGAAGATCAGGTAGTGGATCGCATGAAGAAAATGGAAGGCCTCAAGGTTTCTGCCAAGGACAAGGACGGCAATCAATACCGCTGTTCTTTTCTCGGTGGCCATTTGGGTGGCTCCGTGGATGGCGTAGTCAAGGACGTTGACCCTGAGAACCCGGAGGAGGTCATGATCCTGGAGGTGAAGTCAGCGAACAACAACCGCTTCAGGGATCTACAACAGGGGGAAAGCTATGAGGAGTGGTCCAAGGATTACTCGGCACAGATCCAGTGTTACATGGCCGCCTTTGATCTAAAGCGTGCCCTGATCATTGTCTACAACAAGAACGACTCCGACCTTTATATCGAGATTGTGGANGCGCGAGATGGCATCCTGGACGAAATGACAGAGAAAGCGAAACTCATTATCCAGGCTGATTCGCCCCCGCCATCGCCCTATTCCTCAACCGATTACCGCATCCGCAAGTTCATGACTCCGAAACAGCAGGCCATTTACGGACTGGAACAACTGCCGGATGACATCAACTGCCGCAACTGTGCTCACAGCGAGCCTGTGTTTGACGGTGATGGTGGTTGGCGTTGCAATAACTTCAACAAGCCTCTCGATGAAACAACACAGCGTCAGGGGTGTGAGCAACACATCTGGCTATCCTCATTGGTGAGCCTACCAATAGACGGCATTGGCGGTGGTGTTACCACCTATGCCAAAGGCAAAGTCCTACTTACCAACGCGCCCAAAGATCAGGCAGGGAAAAATACCTACACCAGTAAAGAGATGCGTGAGCTGTCCAAGGTCAACTACGATCCGGAGGTCATCAAGAAACTGATGCGGTTCCGGGAAGAGTTCGGAATCAACACACGCCTGGAAGAATTGACCAGAGATGAATAGTGTTAAAAAAAGTATTTTTTATGAATCCCTTGCAATAGTTTTTTCTGGATTGTTGTTAGCCTATCCGGTTTCAATTGCGGTTATCTATCTGTGTATTGATGTGTTCGAGCAGTCTTCTTTTATTGCCTCAACAATTAATACTGCTGTATTAACCGTAGTGGCAATCATCCGTGTTTTTTTTATTAGACTATATACTGAGAACAAAAAAAGATGAATGAAGAACAAATCTTTTTACCAGAAAAGTTTAACTGTCCAACTCTAATTAGTTTCAGCGGTGGCAGAACATCGGGCTATATGCTTTACAAAATACTTGAGTCTTATAATTGGAGGTTGCCTGATGATGTTCATGTAACCTTTGCCAACACCGGGAAAGAAATGCCCCAGACTCTGGACTTTATCCATGCTTGTGAAACAAACTGGAATGTCAAAGTGCATTGGCTTGAAATAGACATCCATGATGAAAGACCGGTTTATCGCACCAAGGAAGTTAGTTATGAAACCGCCAGCAGAAAGGGTGAGCCTTTTGAGGCACTCATAAACCGAAAGAAAATGTTGCCAAATGTGGTTGCTAGATTATGCACCATGCACTTAAAAATAGATGTAATGATGAGGTTTATGCGGGCTAAAGGATACAAAGAATGGGCTAATGTAGTTGGACTGCGTTATGACGAACCGAGTCGGGTCGCTAAACAGAGAAAGCAAAACGACTCAGGTAAGAACAAATGGACATCGCTAGTGCCACTCTATGACAACAAGGTCATGGTGGAAGATGTGGGTAATTTTTGGAGGAACAATGATTTTGATTTGATGCTACCCAACAACCGTGGGAAAACATTGGCTGGAAATTGTGACCTTTGTTTCCTAAAAGGCACAAGGACATTGATTGCTCTTGTCAAGGAAAAACCAGAGTTGGCCGATTGGTGGATAGAACAGGAACAAAAAATAGAAAAAAAATCAAAAGAAAAACTTGGCAGAAAGGTTAGTGTGGCAACTTTTAGAAAGGACAGAAGTTATAAAGACTTAGTTGAAATGGCAAGACTCGATGCCAAACAGATTAGTTTGTTTGATGACGATACCAGGAGTTGTTTCTGCCATGACTGATGCAATGGATGACGATCCAGTCAACCACCCGGCACACTATACCCAGGGACGCATAGAAGCGCTCGATGCCATTGGTGCTGCGCTCGATCCGAAAGAGTTTGTCGGCTATCTAAGGGGCCAAGTCATCAAGTATATGTGGCGGGCACCACACAAAGGAAAGGCCAGTGAAGACTACCGCAAAGCCAGGTTCTATCTGGACATGCTGATTTCCAGGGAAGAGGCGGTTGATCTTAGCCCGACACCACAAAGAACCGAGGGTTCTTCACAATCTGAATCTTGACCCCTGGGTATAGGGATTCCACCAGCTTTTTCTTCAGCTTGAACACTGCTGTTTCCACGCCCTTGACATCTTCCACCACGGTGTCTCCGTTCTTCAACCGGTAGCGGAAGTCGGCGATGTAGGTGCAGATCTTCTTGCCGTTGACCTCACATGGATACTTCGGTTGCAGTTCCAGATGCGAGAGTTCCCTGGCGCTTTCCATGAGTTTAAGCTGTTTGTATCTGGCGGCTTCGAGCTTGCTGTCAAATTTGTGGCCGTCGTATTGAACCTTGATGGCCCCGTATTTGTTTTTGCGTCGGCGCAATTAACGGATGCCCAATAGTTTTTCGAGCTCTTTCTGACGTAGGAGAACTGCCGCCGATCCTCGTGGGTCTATTGCAGCTTTCTGTTGTGCGCTTAATCTTTTGGTTCTCATAGGAAAGCCTCTTGGATCAAGAGAGAAACCCTCTGGCAAAAAGGTTGGAGTAGGTCCAGTAAAACTTGCTTTTGGTAGTGTTGGTTTTATTTGTTGCGCCCAAGATTGTCTGAGCTCTGCCTCTGGAAAGTAAGGAACTCCAGCTGCCGGATCTTTGTCCAATGCTGCTTTGATTTGATACTCGGTTGGAAAATAAGGGATAAACAATCTTTGCATGACGGCTTTTGGGTTGGCAACTTTCTTGCTTTTGAGTATTTTAAAAATTTTAGAGTCGGTAAGGCCAAGAGTTTTCGCATCTTCAATCGCCATTGAAAGATCCCTTATCGCACTGAATCTTATTTCGTTGGTTCCAAGCAATGCCTTTACATGTTCTTCAGGGTCTAAAATGTTTGGGTCCTGTGCGGCCCTCCCATAAATGGTGGCCGCGTATCTTATGTCTTGATTCGCTTCCGTTGCCCTGAACCCAAGCGTTCTTTCTATGGTTGGATGGATAGTTTTGAGACCCGTAAAAGACTCTGCAAGCTGTTTGTATATGTCAGCCCTTCCTCCTTTGCTCGTTACCGGCTTATCGGAAAGCCCCAAGCTAACCAAGGTTGCTCTGGGCAAGTCTTTTAATATTGGCTCAGTGCCCCTAAATTTCCAAGGAACAACAGGAGGAGCAGCTACGTTGACTATATGAAGAAGCATTTTTTGAACCGTTGTGTTCCAATCATCTGCCTTGTTCCATACTTCATCCCTTCTGCCTCTTGTGTAGGTAGTATTGCTGGCGATGTCTCTAATGGCTTCGCCTGCAATTGATGTGCCAAAGAAAGGCTCAAGCCATTCTCGAAGCGCCCCTGGCTCATCTCTTGAGCCAAACAAAAGTGCTTGCCTAAAAATTTCATGGAGCTTGTCTCCTCTTTTTTCTCCGTTAGCAACAGCATTGAAAATTGCCCTGAACGGAGTCCGCAGATACTCATACGGATTGGTGTAAGAATAATTATAGAACTCAACAATGTTCCCATTCTTGTCAGTTCTAATCGGCACAAGGTCTGCATTTTTTTCCCATGGGTTAGCAAAACTTCTTTTGAAAGCGAGGATTTGCTCATCATCTGCACC